TCGTTGCGGTGGCACAGTTCTATGAGGGCGGTGAGTATAGAGTATGTCTTCCCGCTCCGCGTGCCCCCTTGGTGGACTTGGATTTTCGCGGGCGAGTTCTTGACGTGGTAGTATGTGGCGGGCTGCTTCAACTCACGCTGGAGTCGTCAGACACGAACCACGAGAGCGGCTTCTTCTCGGCCATCTCAATCTCTTGGCGTTCCACATACCCGCGCCCCTTGCCCTTGGTCTTCAAAAAGAAGATGGTCGCGGCGGGGTTGCCCTCTTTGATGAGCTTGTGAAGGTGGCTCTCTGCGAAGTCGAGAGTGCGGTTGTCGATGTCCTTGACAGCCTGCTTGTACTCGGGGTCGTCCTTCATCCATTGGTAGTGCGTGGTGCGTCCAATGCCGACCGCGTTGCAGGCTGTCGTCACGATGCCGAGCGAACGCTCGAGGGCGTCAAGCATCGCCTCTTTTTTGGTGTTCGTCTTGTTCGTTTTTAGGGCTTCCATGTCATTTCAAAACTTGTTATCATTCTATTGCGAGCCTCGGTTTTTATCATCTCCGAAAGACCTTTGTTCCCCCCACCTCTTCCAAATTTGTGACATCTCCAATCATCCGAATTCTTGAGGGCCATCACGAGGGATGGGCTGCTTGTTGTGATAGTATATCGCCAACCTTGTTCGAGGTAAATTTTTCCAACTTCGTTGAGTATCCGTAGCCCAATACCCAAACCTTGATAATCGGGCAAAACAACCAGGCGGTGAACTTTCTTGATGTTAGGACTTCTATTCGGTAGATGTAAAACGCTAATGAATCCGACAAGTTGTTTGTCTATATAGGCCAAAAACACCCGGGCGGCATTGTTATGAGTATGGCTTAAATAGTGATGTCGAGCAAACACTTGCCACACGCTTTTGTCTCTTGTCTCGAATATCTCGAACCGGATGTCTGGTCTTTTTTTTTTGCCCCTTGTCGGAACGTCATAGAGTTTGTATCAAATATCCAATCTGGCAATAGCCAATCCTGCACGTCATAATGGCATCCAACAGCTATAAATTGACGTCCTGCTTTTCGGACAGCTTTTTGCACGGCATACGACCCGACTTGAGCTACTTGACGGTCCACAACGCTGGTGAATTCATCAAAGACCACGAGTGGCTCATCCATCAATAAGGCACGAGCCATATCCACTCGCATTTTTTGTCCATTGGAGAGCACCGAATAGGGTTTGAGCCATGACGGCGGCGAACTAAACCCGACGGAGTTGAGCATACGTGTCACCTCGTCCATTTTAGCGCGTTCTGGCATATCATCTATGACGCTGTTATGGATATACTCATACCCGTCAAAATAAGCCGCAGGAAACAGCTCTTTCGCTATTGTTGTCTTGCCTGTGCCTGAAGCCCCAACTATGAGGCCTACGTTCCATGACGCAGGTAGTTCGATTGTTCCCTTGAAGCGTTCAACAACTTCGGAATTTTGCAGGTCAAATTTTCCGATGACAGATTGAACCCGGAAAGAGTTTCCCGCTTGGTGCGTTCTTATAATGTCAAAAGACGGCATTCGTACCCGAGATTGGTGATTTGATTGTATGCGGCTTCCTGTTCTTCTTCCGAAGTACAAACGACTTCGACCCTATACAGCTCCTCAATTTTGTCGCTTAAATCATTGTCAGAAGGTTCGTCATTTTCCACGGGCAAAATCATGCCCCAGTCGTCAAGTTCTTCTCCGTCCCACTCGTTGGCAAGAATATCCCAGTCCCACTCCCCGAAGGCGAGGTTATCCTTGATGACAAACTCTTTTGCCTTGGCCTCCTCCCATGTGGCGACGTAGACGGGCACCTCGGTAAGTCCTGCCTCCTGTGCTGCCTTTAATCTCATGTTGCCACCCAGCACGACGTAGTCGGGGTCCACTACGATGGGCCGTGCTTCAAGCATCTCGGGAAACTCCCGGAGGCTTTTGACCAACCGCGAAAGCTGGTCCTTGCGAATCGTACGGGGGTTATTCGGATTCGTCTTCAGTTTGTTGGTCGCGATACGCGTCGGCTGTATTGATGACATTGCGAAGGGTTTCTCGTATGTGGTAATCGTTGACGGCGAGGTTCAAGAGTATCTCCCACGACTCAAGGTTGCGGTAGTATGCCCCCATGCTTGCCTCGTCCTCGTTCATTTTCTTCATGGTGAAGACGAGCCAGTCGTCGGACTCGTTTAGTAGGCGTTTGACTTTTCTTATGGTCATGCGTTTGACACTTTGGGGCGGTTATGGTTGACACTATGCGTTAAGGAAGAGCTGCCACTTGGCGTGGATGTCCTTGTCATATTCGAGGAGGTGCTTCATGTTGCGCTCGCTGTACATGGCGGTGGCATGGTCCCTGTCGAGCAACCGCCCGATAGAAATGTACGTCCACCCGCAGTCGCGAAGGTACTTGCAAATAATTTGCCGCGCCTCGACCTTCTCGCGGTGCCTGTCACGACCGATGACTTCCTCCCATTCCACGCCCAAGCGTTTGGCCCCCCGCTTGCACCTGTGGACGGCGACGGTCTTGTCCTTGCTTGTATCGTGCAGGGCTCCTACCTGAAGCCAGACGTGGGTCAGTAGTTCTTTCTGCTCCATTGTACGGCACATACGGCGAGGCGTTGCTTCTCGTTGGGAAACTCGCGGACCATGACCTCGTCGGCCATGCAGCGTGGGATGAAGTCGTCCATCTCTTCGGACGCTTTAGGAATTGGTATCGGCATTGTGTACTAATCTTTGAAGTTCTTTCATGAGGGTCGAGTTGCACGATCCACAACTTGTGGCCTGCTTGTTCGGCCCGAGGTATTTGCGGGCGAGCTCGGTGAGCTCTTCGGCCCTGCGCAGTCGGTTGTCGCGTTCCAAAAACTCGCGGATGCGTTCGATGTCTTTGGGCGTGATGACCGCTTGCCACTTACCCAATGGACACGACGTTACTTTGAAGCGTGTTTTTGCGGGCATAAAGCATCCGCAGAGAGGGGAGTCGGTGAGGGCTTCCTTGACCAACGGGCCACAGCTTGCCGTCTTTTCGACGTAGTGCTCGCAGTCACGGCAGACGGCGAGGCGGTCACTTCTGGTTTGTGCGCTGACGAATAACATCTCGGAGCTTCTTCTTTGATTCGCTGATTGATTTGTACAACACGTCGACGTTGATACCAGCCTCTCGCGAGAGCTGTGCCATACTCCACCCGTCAAGGTAAAGAGAAAGAACGGTTCTATCAAACCACGAGAGGTGGTTGGTCATGATCATCGCCTCCTCTTTTTTTATGGCAGCGGTGAGGTCGTAGTCGGAGACGGGCGTGGTGTCGGGTGTTTCGTGTATTTGGTAGAGCTTTCGGAACTGGTCGATGGACAATGTCCACATGACGGTGTTGAAATATCCCGAGAGGTTTTCGAGGATGTTGGTATTTCTCTCGAGGGTGTCGATAGTTTTGAGGTATGCGTGGTGCACGAGGTCGCGATTGTCGGGGTGGAGGCGACGGGCCTGCGAGACGAGGCTGTCGTAGTTTTCCACGAACCACGCGTCAAAGTCCCTTCGTGCTTTTGAGTTCATCGACTTTCCGCTTGTAGTGGTGGTACATACTTTCAAGCTCCTCCCTACTCCACCGGGCCGTCATCTTGGAAGCTATCAAAAGAGCCTCGGCCGTGCCTTCGCCGTACAGTTCGTCCAGTCGTATGGAGAACTTGTACTGTTCGCCGCTTCGGAAGCCGTTGCACCGCTTGCATTGGAACTGGACGTTCTTCTCGTCCCATCGTGTCTTCATGCAGGCGCGGCTCATGAAGTGCCCCGCGTCGACCTCGGTGTAGTGGCGCATGGAGCCACAGGTAAAGCACTCACCCATCCCCCGGTGGTCGCTCGCTCGAAGGCGGACGAACTGGCTGAACACCGTGTCCAGCTTCTTCACCATCGTGTTCCGAGGTGTTGGGGTACGGGATGTGCTCCCACCGCCCGCGCTCGTCCGTTTTGACGCGCTTGATTTGCTTGGCCTCTTGGAGTTCTTTCTGCTTGGCTTCACGTTCCTTTTGATATTTGGCGTACATCTTTTCGAGGTCTGCGTCAGAGAGTCGGCTGGGGGTGTGCTTCTTGAGCTCGCTCCAGTTACCTTCGCGCATCTCGGCGCGTTCGCCTTCGTACCTCTGAAATATATCACAAAGTTCCGGAAGTTTCAAACGCTCGTACCCGGGGCGATATACCCCCGTCTTGAGGCGGTAGGTGATGAGCCTCCATTCTTCGAGCTTCATGGCAGGAAACTCGCGCATGAGATGGTGGACCGCATCGAGCAGGTCTTGGTCTGCCGTGATCGTCTTGTTGTAGTCGAGGTAGGTGAGGCAGTCCTTGAGCATCAGGAGAAGAGCCGCTTCGGTGCGGGCGGGCGATTCTCGGTATGCGAGGAGCACGTTGGTGCCTTCACGCCAGGCTCTCTCCGGATTGAGCGGCGAGCCGGCGGAGATGGTCTGCAATGAGTGAGCCGTCTGACGGGCCAGATCTTTTGGTTGCATTGTTTTTGAATTGTGGTGTTCGACGTATCCAGCCGCGCGCGGCGGCCTTCCAATCTTTGATAGGTTTGTTTTTGCCTTGGGTCCAGCCGTTGGCTTCATAGTAGTCAAAGAAAGCCATCGCGTCGGATTCCTCCGCACCGACCTCCTTGAATGCTCCAATCACCTCCTCCAAATCCCTCGGGCGTGCCCCTCTCTTTTTAGTTGTGTTTTCTACTGTTCTTTCTATTGTACTATTAGAGGTACTATTCTTTCCTTCTGCCGGAAAGTTTTTTTCCTGCTGCCCGAAAGAATCTTTCCCCCTGCCCGTAAAAATTTTACGGTCTGCCTGCACGGTTAGATGCCGCAATCGTCCGTCGAAGGCGACCTCGATGAATCCAAACTCCTCCAACTTCTTGATGGCTTTGGACACCGTGGGGCGGCTGACTCCGTACTCGAGCTGGATGGTTTCGTTGGCTTTGTGGAAGCTCTTGCCCG